TGCTCTATTGAAAAAACTAGACTTAGGGTAGCGATGATAAACAATGAACTGATGTCTGGTTAAGGAAATAGTTATTAAGCAATACAGATTTTATGATGCATACTGGCTGTTTCAATAATCATCCCGTACTTGACAGTACCTATCTAATTTTACATAAGTTCACCTCCCAATTTAGCTTACAATAAATAGACATTTAACTCTTAAAGCGAAGAATTACGTTTACTAGTAAAATTATCAATCTATAAGTTACTAGACACCAGTGACAAAATAGTGTTGCCTAAATACTAGATTACATACCTTTTATGAAACGTTTATGAAATAAAATTTTTTCCATATTATATTAATTTTTTTATTTTCAAAAGAGCTATGCTAATTTCTTTTATCCCTTACTCTAATCCATTTATATGAAATTCAGTTGTAAAAATAAAGTCTTATGCTAACATAGTAGTTTATGTTTTATTAACGTTCTTTTGGGCGGCATTGGAGCGCATAAATTTTACGCAGGAAAAATAGGCCAGGTTTTTTTATATATTATTTTTAGTATTACCTTTATTCCTGGAATTATCGACCTTATCGAAGCTTTGATGGCTCTCGGAAAACAAACTGATGAATATGGAAATATCATCGTTTAATGAAACAAAAAGCCTCACGCTCAATTTTTGGTCGAGGAGAGCGTGAGGCAAGACAGTATAAGAAATAAGCATTAAATGGCTCGTTTTCTTGTAGCTATTTTAGCAAATTTAGAAAGGTTAAGCAATCTGAACGGCTCCCTGTCAAGTAGACAGTCAAATAATAAAAGATAAGTTATGCAACCTGATTCCTGAATTCTAGAGGAGTCAGATTGTTTAATTTTGATTGATAACGTTGTGTGTTGTAGAATTCGATATAACGTGCCACATCATTGACCAACTCATCATAAGAGTTGTATTTCTTAAGGTGGTAAGACTCAGTCTTGAAAAACCCAAAGAAACTTTCAGTTGGTGCATTATCAATACATTTGCCAATCCGGGACATGGATAAGGTCAGACCAGCTTGTTGTATGATATAACGGTATTCTTTGGAAGTATATTGACTACCTCAATCGCTATGGATGATAGGTGTGGCTCCTGGATTGAGCTCTAGCCCCTTTTTAATGGTCTTCATAACAAGTGGATTTCATTGTTGTGACTAATCTCATAAGCGATAATAGAACCGTTATACAGGTCTTTAATCGCACTGAGATAAGCTTTAGCTCCCAGACCGTATTGAAGATAGGTGACATCTGTGCACCATTTCTGGTTATGAGCTGTGGCTGTAAATTCACGATTAAGAATATTTTCTTCGTAAAATCTGTCACCAGCTTTTGTACAAGCATGGCTAACACGACGAATGACTGAACTAATCCCCAGAATGTTCATCAATCAACGAATCCGTTTCTTGTTTTAAGTTGTCCCAAGTTGACGATTAATAAATGTTGTCATACGGCGATAACCTAAGATACCATTGTAGAGTCTATGAAGTTCCTTGATTTTAGCCATTAGCTTTGTATTTTTTGTCTCAAAATCTGTTTTTTGACGATTGAGCCACTTGTAATAGCCTGAACGAGACCCCTTCAAGAGTTGGCATAAGGCCTGAATAGGCACATTAGATTCCTCATCGTAATAATTCTTGATTACTTGGAACTCCGCTAAATGCTTACCTAGTCTTACCGTCTGTTTCCTCGTTTGATGTCTTCTAACTTTTTTAGTAAACTAACCTCGATTTCTAAGAGACGATTACGTTCCTCCAATTGTTTAATCTTGAGTTAAAGTTGCTCAATCTCGGTTAAATCAGGCCTACTCTCCAACCCTTTCACACGTCTATCAACCAAACCTTGTGAGCCATTCTTCTCAAGCTTACGCACCCAAGAATAAATTTGTTGGTAGGAAACACCAAACTTCTCAATAGCTGCTTGATAGTCTTTCCCATGGGCAATGGTGTAGTTAACAATCTCTACACGTTCTTCAAATGTGGCTTGCCTTCCTTGTTTCATACGGCTATATCCTCTACTAGTGGCTTTCAAGTCTTCACCACTAGTATACCGTTTTATCCACTTTTGGAGAACAGAGCGACTTGAGATATCATACCATTTACAAATATCTCTAAGAGAGCCTTTTCCATCAAGGTAGCCTTGAACACCCTGTTCTTTAGCTAATGTGGAGTATATCAATGGCGTATTTCCGTAAACGCGACAACGGGTGGGAATATCGAATATCGTATAAACATATAATAGGAAATATATTACTTTGCAATATTACTTCCACTAAATATCAACAAGTCATAAATCATTATAGTCAAACGCATGTGCAAGATACAGTAAAGCGTTTTAACATACATGTAAAAGCCTGCGTATCCATGGCTGTTCACGAGGGATATATAGAAAAAAATTTTTGTTTATTCACTAAGGTTAAAGCAAAAAATAAGGGGCGTAAATAAAGATAAAATTTCTTGAAACCAATGAATACTTACGCTTGATAAAAATTTGTAAAGAAAAATCACAACATCAATCGTATGCAGCGTTATACCTCATCGCTAAAACTGGCATGCGCTTCGCTGAATGTTTAGGTTTAACAGTTAATGATATTGATTACACTAACAAATATTTATCAATTAATAAAACTTGGGATTATCATTTCAACCAAAGATACCTGCCAACAAAAAACAAAAGTAGTATCAGAAATATACCAATTGACAATGATACATTATTTTTTTTGCATGAATTTACAAAAAATAAAAACGACAGATTATTCGACAAACTTTCAAATAATGCAGTCAATAAAACTATCCGAAAAATAACTGGTCGCGAGGTACGAGTGCACTCTCTCAGGCATACATTTGCAAGCTATCTAATTTCCATCTCTCAAGTTTTAGATCACGAGAATTTAAATATCACTTTAGAAGTTTACGCACATCAATTACAAGAACAAAAAGATAGGAACGATAAACTTAATCAGAGAAATTTGGGGCGGATTTGGGGCAAAATAGCTCTAAACCGCTATTTACATGCAATGAATATGTCCCCTGCCGGAATCTACTACTATTGTACACAATAGTTCATAATAGTCCAAGCGTTGATTTAATGGTTGTTTATAATAGTAAAAAGTTCAATGTAGTTTCATTTTTAATCTATTTTGCCCCTTTTTTGCACCCTTTCACTTCAATTCCCTCAACACCTCTTCTACACTCTCAACTGTCACAACTTCATCATCTCTCACTTCCTCGTGCGGCAACACATAATCAAATATCTTTCCGTTTTTACGCACTATCGCTACTGTGTTCCCTGAAATATAGCCTTTATCAATCGCTTCTTTAAACTCATCTATATATAACATATTTTATCCTCCTATCTATCTATTCGATAAAAAATCCTAAAAATAGACAATTTTAAATTTTTCTGTTCTGATAGACAAAAAAATAACCGCTCATTTAATGAGCGGTTAATATTTATTTCAGTTTTTCTTTGACAGCATCTACTGCTACTTTCAGGCGATTCTTGCTACTGTGATTATCTCATGATTATGCGAGTGTGTCAATAGAGGTAATCAGCACAAAAGGTATGTTCTAAATCCAAGTTATTGATTTTATAGCAGTATGCCGAATTCGCTTGTAGAGGTTGTTTCGGCTCTCATGCAACGTAGCTGGCCTAAAGACCCCTGTCTCATCTCTTTTTAATCCTACAACAACTAATTTCTTCTTGTTGTCTTTATAAAAAACAACACTCAATTTCATTGTATTTTTAGTTAAATCCTTATCTAAAATACAGACGTTAACTCTAAACTGATAGAATATTTCATATAAAAAATTATAATTATCGACTCTAGGAAGAACTTCTCTAAAATTTGGATGTTTTGAATAATTCGATAAGAGGAAAACATCTGCTTTCACAGCTTCAACCCAATTTGTTGCGCGATACTTTGTTTTCAACTTATGAATACCTAGAAGATGATACAAATCTCTTATATCAAATAAAATCATAAATTCGGGTAAATGCTTAAAATTAGTCTCAACTTTACACCTTTTCCCACAAAAATTTAGCTCATAATCATTAACTATTTCTTTGAGATCCACTATCAAAAAACTTTCTACAAAATAAAAAAAGCACGGACCGGAAATATCCTCCGGTCAGGGCTAACGATTAGAGGTGCAAAACTCTAACTCTCTATTGTGCTTCTTAGGCTTATCGCAAGAGAACAGTTCTTAAGCTCTGCCAAGCCGTATGATGTGCTTTCAGTCATACGCCCGTATCACTACGGGTTCAACGAACAACGAAGACGTTGGGTTAGAAAGGATGATAAATGAACGAAATTTATCTTCTATAACCACCCTCATTATGACATGTCTTGAACTTTTTGTCAATAAATGCGAAATTTTTTGCAATAAAAAACAGCCCCCGCAAAGCGAGGGCATTTGTCTTATCTAAAGGAGCTTTACCTCCTGTTTTATACTTGTGTGGCATTAGCTAAATACTTATCTTCGACCCATTGGTCGGATTGCGGTGCATTAATACGTGACCAACCGTTTATTTTTTCGTATACTCTCACACGAGTACCCGCTTTGATAAACTCTTTATCGGTGCTACTTGCGTTTGGTTTAGATTCTACGTAATAATCTGTGCTTAGAGTCGCTTCGTAGTACGGCGTATTTGAGTTATCTAGCTTAGTATTAACATCTAAACGCTGATTAAAGCTAACTGCTTCTTGCGGTTTATCTGCTTTTGGTACAGTCACTTGGCTATTGTCGTCAGCTAATAAAACGACATTTTTATCTAGTCCCCCAGCGACTCCGACGCTTGTAAATTGCCACCAGCGCACGCCGTCCATTGATGGGAAATAGTCCCAAAGTGGGTCTTTTCGTACTTCGTAGTCTGGATAACCAGCTATCCAAATGCTGTTTGGGTACTTAGCGATAATTTGCTGATAATCAATATTATTAAGCGTAAATGGCTTATAGCTGTAGTAAACAGGCTTGTAACCAGCGCTAGCGATTTTATCCATAAATGCAATAACTGCGTTTGTGTTAGCTTGCTTGTCTGCGCTTGCGGAATCTTCATAGTCAATGACTAAGTATGATACTTTTTTGCTTGGTAAGTTAGACAAAAATAAGTCTGCTTCCCGTTGCGCTAAAGCACTATCACCGCCAAAACGTCCAAAGTGGTAATAGCCAATTGGGTCGCTTGTGTTTGCTTGTTGTTGATGCCTATCAGACAGCCAAGCGAGCGACTCAGATACTTTGATAATCGTTTTAGTAGTGCCAGCTTGCTGACAAGTAGTGGTTAAGTCTGCTTGTTGATAAGCTGATACATCAATAAAATAATCGCCTTTATTTAGTCCTATATTACCTGTAACAGTAACTGCATTTTTAAAAACTTTTGGCCTAAAGGCAGTTGGGTATGTTGCGGAGTATGGGATTTTTACAATATTGTATGCGCCATTAGCACCGCCTTGATTTTGCCCCAAAAACCAGCCATATCCGCCTCCTGCATCGCTGTCAAAAATTGCTACATGACTGTAAGGCGTTACACCGTCAACAACCATAAAAATAGCAACATCACCAGCTTGCATAACTTCCACTTCATCAAAATAGTTTAAGATACCATTTTCGTGACGTTGCTCCCATATATCCCTTGCGTATCCTGTATTTGTACAGTTTGCGTATGGCAGTCCTAGATACTTACAGTAATCTGCGTAGCCATCCCAACATTGTGCACCGAAAGACCCATCAATATCATAAGCGTTACCATTTGACCTGCTTTTATATTCTTGATAAGTTGCCATTTACTCCTCCTTTCCAAAAAGTAAATAAATCGGATAACTAAAAAAAGCAACCACTGCAAGCGGTATGTACAGTATTGCTATTGCTAGTACCATTGCTATTTTAGTGATTGCACGCATGTCCCCTCCTATTTTTTTGGCTCGTGGTAAGTCAATGCTTGCTCACTGTCTGAAAGACCTTCGGTTGTTGGGTCTGTAACAACTCCAAGTAATACCAAAAGCGTTACTGCTGTGTTTGCAATATCCGCAATATTTGACGGTAATTTAATACCTAATTGCTGCGCTAGCAAAAATATAGCTCCTAAAATAGCCATCAAAGTTACTTTGTTTTGTAGTCGTAATTTTAAATTAATCATATTTATTTCTCCTATTAAATAATGTTTTTATTTGTTCCTTGTTGACAATGATGTCGTCTTCTGTTTTTCCGAGTCGTTGCTCGTGGATATCCAAGATTTTATGTATCTTTTCCCTGTCACGCTGTGAGTCTTTTAGTTCGTAAGCCAGTTCTTTTATTGTGTCTTTAAGGGCGCTCATTGTATCTTCGTTTTTTTGCATCGCTGTTTTAAACGGATTAACAACAAACGCCCACAATCCAACTACCGATAAAATCGCCCCGCTTGCTGCGCCAATTTGTAGTATGTCAATGTTCATTCATTGCCTCATTTTTCTTCTGTACCAACCGTTGAAACTTCGATTAGTTTGCGTACTCGCTCACGGCAAAACGCAGGAACATCATCAATAGTAATCCACCCAAGTTCAATCTGCATTGCAAAGTAATTAATCATCATTGTTTTTTCTCCTTTTTTGTTTTTAAATATGTGTACTGCTATTTTCGCTAACGTTGTTAAGCGTTGTATCATTTAATTTTCCTCCGTCAGCCATTGTCTTAATCAAATCGTTAACAGTTGCTGACATCAGTTTAATCATATTTTCCGCTTTATCTGATTGCGCCTTTGACTTAGCAATTGCGTCATTAATTTTTTCAAATTGTTCTGCTTCTGCTTTGTCTTTGTAAAGTTGCTCAAAGATAAGCTTTTCACACGTTTTTAAAGTTTCAGCAAACTTCTTGTCGTTTTCTTCCGCTGGTAGCGTCACTTCAAAATTTGCTTTGATTGTACTAGATGTAAAAGATAAAATCGCTTTAGTCTCTTTTACACTCTTGTCTTCCAGTAAAACTGGATACCTATTCAAAAAATCTAGCATAACTCCTCCTTTTATATTATCCAATTGATTTGTCCTTTAACATTAACCGCCCATTTTGATGGGTTGAACCATAAAATACGACCATCTGCACTAACTTGTACATTTAATACATTTAATTGCACAGTCCACGCAGTAACCGCAAACATCATTTCGTTTGGAATTAAATTCGTTGGCATGGAACCGACCGTAAACTGGTTTATTCCATTTGTTGCAAAGTCATATTTAATAGTGACCATGCTACCAATTTTCCTGTAATTAAAACCGTTGCCGATGTATTGCCAACCAGTATCTTCTACCGCTGGTGCGGATTGCGGTAAGCTATCTTTTTTAGCGTACTCACTCCAACCACTCCATGCCCCGTTTTCTAGCACTCGTGTAAAAATGGTTTTGTTCGTGCGGTCATAAAAATGCTGGTAAGCGTAATTGGCTGTCTCGTGTCTTACAACTGTTAGATAGCCCGGTCCAGCACCACTTGGTCTGTTATCGCCTTTAAAAACACAATAAAAACCTGTGTCTTGCAAGCTGTTTAAGTCTGTTGTATCATGCCTAAATGCCCCACCATTATTTAAAGCAAGTTGTTTTTGTTGGATTTGCTTGCCATCAGAATAGATATTGCCTGCGACATTTAAAGAACCTGTATCATCAATTTTTGGTAATGTTCCAATTCCGACGCTGTTTTTATGCCATGACAGCGGGAAAGACTCTGTTGATACCGTTTGTTTAACAGGTGTACCGCCTCCACTTGCGCTAAAAATATCACTTAGCAAACCGTAGACATCAAATGATTCGTCAGCTCCATACGAGCCACTAAGTGTAGCTGTTGAGTTAATCAACTCTGCGACTGTAGTATAAGTACCGCTTGCGTTTGATGTGTCTATTGTAAAACTCGTGGTATTAAGTGGTGCTGTTTTAAAAGTCAGCGTCATTTTATTTTTTTGGACGCCATCAACAATCAGCGGGGAGATTTTAGCATTACGAGTAACTACCAACTGGTCGTTTTTAGCCCCTGCACGTGTGACAGTAAAACTAAAAGCTGGTGGGGAATATGGTATAACATTGATTTCTGTTGTCACAGGGTCTGACACCCTCCCACGACTATCCGTAACAGTTGCTTTAACAGTAGCTTTACCACTAAAGTTTAAAATACCAAGCGAGCCACCATTTTGCTGCGTGGATTGGTTTTTACCTATAATTTCAGCGTTAAAATTTTGGATTGTAGAGCCATAAGCACCACTAGCCCCATTAAATGTAACGACTGGATTAGAAATTATCTGAACAAAATTATTAGCACCTACAATTGTAGATGCTTTTTGATTTGTGTCTGATAAAGAGAGACTTGAAATTTTTGGCTTGACATTATCAGGTACAGTTAGATAAAAAATACCTGTTGATGTCCCAATGACCGACCCATTCGATTTAGTGTCAACATAAATTGTAGCTGGTGTACTAGTAGCATTTGGAATTGTACTAGCCCAATCTAAGCTTGTCTTAAAAGTCGTTGAGCCTGATATATCACTAGCAATAGTGCCAGTTATCCCATTGACGTTATATCTGACATCGTATGTAAAACTGTCATTTGTTTTATTGATGTTGACATTTAGCGTATCCCCAAAATAACCACTGCTAACTGTGACTGTGCTTGTTCGTGGGATTTTAGTCAGCGTAAATTTTTGGTCTGGTATTGTTAGCGTTCCAGGTGCGTGCCTACCAGGTCCATATAATTTAGCTGCAACAACCACAGTCTTACTACCATCAGCGTCGTGTGGTACTTTGATAGTTTTATCAATCAGTAAATAATTACTGTTAAACCCAAGTTCTGATGGAGCATTAAAGTCATATCTACCACCAACCCAAGCATAACCATTAAAATTGTACTGGATATAGCTATTAGTGCCTGACGTTAAATAAAGTCTAAATCTGACTTGACTGCTATTATCTGCAATTGATGTTGATACCTCGTCAACGATATAAGTTAAGCGATAACTCCTATCAGAGTTACTATAATAAGTTGTCATTTAACCTCCTTCCTATCCAACGTAGCGAACAACATTTATGTCCGGATTTAACTCGTATTGCTCAATACGATAGCGACCTATTTGCAGTTTAGTTGTAAAAATACCGCTATCGATAACAAGCACACTCTGAGCTATATATGCTACTTCTTTACCACTTGAGTAAAAACTGATGCGATCGTTATCAACTCTAACGCTTGACGTTCCATCTTTTTGTCCGATTACAAGACCGTCCTCTGACTGACTCATAAATTTATTAACAAAATCAGTGCGTATCTGCATCTCCCCAATTGTTTGCTGTACTGCTATCATGCGATTAGAAAAGTCTATCAGTTTTTGTTCTGATAACTTTTGTCCTCCCTCTCGTGCTTTGATTTCGTCTTGCAATGCTTTAACCCAGTCGTTGACTGTGTCTAACGTTGCTTTAGATTGCAATTCAGCTTCTGCGATGCGAGCACGTTCAGCGAGTGCATTTAGTTGCTCAACTGTAAACGCTTCGTCAGCTTTTGAATCAAGATTACTTGCTTTATCAGCTTCTGATTCCTGCCAGTCGCCTGTTTTATTTCCCCTAACGAGCATAAACCCACCAGAGCTGAAACTACCTTGCTCCGATGACACCATCGCGAACCTTGGTCTAATCCTACCTGTCTTAGTTGGTGTAAAAGTGATTTCAAAACGTCTGAGACTAGAGTCAACGTTTTTTATAATTGTCTCTCGTGGGGTATCGCTAGTAATAAAACCATCTGCTATATCATAAAGATAAAAATATAAATTCCCAGCTACCTCACGTTTAACATAAGCACTAAAAGTGTACGTTACACCTTGCTCGACCATGATATCTTTTGCATGCGACACTTTTTGCCCACTAATCCATTTTTTAAGCGTGAAAGGACAATTAGAGAGGTTCTCGTCTTCTAGCGTTGCAGAAGTAAACCAATCAGTCCCAAAAAATGATTTTGTACCATCAATCAGATTGTTTGTCCCGACGACAACCGTCCCAACCATGTCAGTCCAGCGGTATTTTTTAGGGTCACTTGAATCTATTGCATCGTAGTCAGTATATTGCCCAATGTAGCGCTTGTTTGCACTATCAGACACGCTAAAGTCAACTGTCCCATCTGAGCTGTTTGCATACGCTACATGCCAGTAAGGTGTCTTACCGTCAGCACCAGCTGGACCTTGGATACCTCTAGCACCATCTGCGCCTTTTATCAAATTCCACTTGTACTTTTTAGGGTCGTTTGAGTCTATGATATTATCATCAACATACATACCTATGTACGTTTTGCCAACGTTATCAGATACACTAAAGCCAGTTGATCCGTTCTCGTCAAGGGCGTATGCTATATGCGTATAAGTCGCTTTACCGTCAGCACCAGCTGGACCTTGAATGCCTTGGTCACCTTTTGGACCTTGCAGTCCGTTTACACCGGGAGGTCCTTGTGGTCCCGGTGCGCCATCTTTCCCGTCAGCACCGTCTTCAGTGTCTGTAAAGGATATTTGCGTACTTGCTACAAGTTCCTCATTTAAATATGCCTCAACTGTTATATTTAAAACGTGGTTAAAGTCGCTTGCTTTAACAATTAGCGATGGTCCGATATCAATTAGCGAGTCACCATTTTTATAAAAATAAACTGCTTCATAGTCTTTCCCGTTCTTTTGCAAGCTAGGAGTTAGGACAGATTCACCAGTGCCATTTTTAAAAGCGACACCATTCGAAGTAGCTAGTTTGATTTCGTATGGAATTGACTCATCGTATAGACGCAACATATCACTGATTAAATCAGAAGCTAACTGACTTTCTTTTTCGACAAAATTGCTGAATTTAGTTTTGTTAGAGCTGGGATTTGTTATGGATATTTCTTGCTCAACTACTCGTGCTGTCAAAATCAGCGGTGGCTCGTATCCGTCGTCCTGTATCCGCACAACATCACCAAGTTCTAAGTCAACATAGCCATCAACTTCATAAGTAATTGCTGGATAAGCGTGTGCTTTTAGATCTTTTAAAGCAGTTGATATCAAGACATCTTGACTATCAGTCTCAACTTCCATGTCTTTTCGTATCCAGTTATCTCGTGTCTCGTTACCTGTTAAAACAGATGGATAACGGTCTCTTGATAAAGGTGCGTACAAAAATCCATTTTTGAGATAGTACTCTACTTTACCGTTTTCGTCTTTCCACTCTTTGTAGATTGAGTTGTCAATGTAGATGATTTGTTCTTCTTCGTATGATTCTGTCTGTGCTTCTTGCACGACTTCCTCGTATGATATTTGTGTTCCACCGCTTACTTGCTGTGTTGTTGCACCGTTAACAGCCATTCCTTGCGCTATTTCACGTGGATAACATACTGTCTGCAATCCTCTAGCAAAAGCGTTAATCTCATACGAGTTTTCCATGACATACATGCGTCCAGCGTAATTCTGCTCTAAGACAGTGACTCTTGTTTTAGACACACTCTTGATAATCCCTGTGTGCCCCCATTGTGTTGTATAAAATGGAGCACCAAAATTTGCTTTAACATTATAGATACCGCCAGCTTGCAAGTTGCCAGCATTAGGCGACCTGTCTAGCTTCCAACCATAAGCACCCCAGTTATAATCAGTGCCGATTAAGGCAGCAGCCATACCGCCTCCGATACGACCTCTAATACCACCAACCGAGCTGTCAATCCAAGCGCCGTCTAACTTCTTAGCGTACCAACCAGACAAAGCATAACACTGTCCTGAGCCGATTCTGCGACCTTTAAGTCTAGTAGCTTCATTTAGTGCTTGCATTGTCTTAGTAGCTCTTCTAGCTACGTTTACGGCTGTTATAGGCTGTACTGGTGTTTGCCACAGCTTATCAATCGTATTGAGGATATTTCCAGTTACTTTATTGATACCATTTCGGATATTAGTCATCAAATTTGTGTAGCTTTGATATCCTGCTGCTGCATAGTCATATTTAGCTCCACCAGCTCTAAAAAGCCCTTTTGTATAGTCTGCTATATTCTTTTTGCCGACGACATTATAAATCCCTTGTTTTGCTAAAAGATAAGTGTAGTCTTTTAAAAAGTCGTCTACACTAGCATAGTGCATGTACGTTCCGCCCTCGTTTGCAGGACGAGCCATACCAGTAGTGACTTTTACTCCGCTAGGACGTGTCTGTGCTCCTCCACTCATACCTGCCCAATTGTTGTCACGTTTACCAACTGTCGAATCACCCCAGAAACTCTCTAAATAAAGCTGTGTAATGATGCCACTTGGCAAAATGTTGTATTGTACAGCATAGTTTATAATCGCTTGTACGTTGGCTTTTTTGATTGTGTGACCGTAATATTTAATATCGCCGCCTAAGTAAGTCTTGTTAGAGCCAACTGTCTTAGTGACTTTACGTGTAACAGGATTAGAGACAACACGCTCACCTTTTACAGTCTTTTTACCGTAAGGACGTATTGCGTTATAAATCTGACGCTTATCAAGCTTTTTAGTAATACCAGCGATATTTTTTTGGTATCTAAGCACAGTGTCACTTCTGTCACGACCAACACCGTATGACTTTCCTTCTTCGTATTCTTTATAGACGTTTACTATAAAAGCTTTAAAAGTGTGGTTATTGTGTAGTTGCGTTTCAAACTCAATTTCTGCATCAAAATTATTAGCAATCGATAATAAGCGAGCCAATTTAGTGTCTTGACCAGTCCATTCCAATGTAAGTTTTTTATCTTTGACTTCATTTGTGCCAATTGTCAAAGCACCCCAATTTAAAATATCAAATGCTACAAGATACTCTTCAAACGACATTGCTTTAGTAGCTTTATACGGATTGCAATACTCATTGAGTAACTCTAAATTAAGATTTTCGCAAAGGCAACGTATTGTTGTCTCTGTTTCTTCGACTTGCATGATGTTAAACAATTGTACTTTACCTTTGTGCACAAAAGAGACAAATGCTTGATCGTTTAGTGCGTGATATTTGTGATTAAGTGGATTGTCACCCAACAGCGTTTTTTTATAAACTGAAAACTCAAAGGCTGACGAACCAGTTGTGAGCTGTCTAGTCCACAAGTCATCATAATAATTAAGTGCTCCTTGCTTTTCGTTGTCTAGCAACAACACAGGGTGCAACTTAGAATCATGTATTACTAGCGTTATTATAACCACCTCTCTTTTATCAATATTTCAGCGTTTGGCGAAGATTGAGAAAACTTAGATACCTGCATTACTAATTCTGTTTTTCCGGGTGGGATAGATATAGGTTGCGAACCTAAAACCATGTCTTGAATAGAATCTAAGTCTTTTGTTTTTACTGTGTCGTTTTCAAAATTAATAACTACTTCATCGCCGGGTTGGTACTTGTTAACAATGTTGTTGTAATGAGACACTCCCATTTTTTCGAAATTAACTTTTTCAAACAGGTTGTAGTTGATATATTTAGAGCTATCGCTACATGTCCCCATCGCAAGATGTATCTTGCGGGATTTTTTCCCTTTAAGGGACGGAACAGTTACATGATGATGCGCACCGTTAAAGTAAATACGAAACTTATCTTCTTCTCTAAAAATCTCAACCGCCCTGCTTCTATTCATCGAAAAAGGATTGTGATAATTTCTATCTGCCTGAAATTCAAACTGCTTGTAAAATCTCCAGCCTACACCGTCATCATCAAGAGCAAAAAAATTGTATTCTGTTTCAAAACCATTTTTTCGTTTGTAAGTTTCGATACCGTAGAGGAATTCATCGTTTTCCCCTGTCACACAAAGCTTTAAAAATCCTTTTTGATCCTGCGCGGTAGCAATAAAAATCTGTTTCCACCACAAGTGTTCATTGAGAGTATATTCGCCGTTTGAGTCAGGATTAATAATAAATGTCCGTGTTCCAACATGCTCGCCGTAACCCGGTGTAGTTCCTCTAGCACCAATAGCTACATACTCTCCACCTTTGCCAGAGCCTAAAATATTATCAAGGCGCATGCGCTTTAATTCCGAGTCAAATGTTGGTGGCATATAGTTGAGTTTTGCGACGTTGGGCGCACCTTCTAAAGCTTGTGCAATAGCTTTTGAGTAATCAAAAAGGGATTCGTTGCGATGAACGATAGTCCCATCTTCTTCCTCCGATGATCCAAGTGCAAAAGCGCCCGTTTCATTTGCGATACCGATATAACCGTTTTCAGAGTTATGTTTAATTTTGATTATTGGATAAGCGTTAGTATTACCATCATTTTGCAAATTAAAAATAAGCTTGTTGCCTTCTTGCGTATAGTCCGAAAACTTTTTATAAGTGATAGAGTGTGCAACACCGTCGGGTATGTAAAAAGTGATAACAGCCCTCTGATACCACCTTGCTACTTTTTCTGTCGAAATCTCACCTTGTGCAAGCCCGAGATAGTACTTATCTGGTTCATCTCCGAACGTCATTTTTTTAGGCTTGTCAACATTTAACACACCAGCAAGTTCATGTTTTAATTGCTCGGTTAAAACGCCATTTATTTCTAGTGGCTCTATATGTACTTTGATAATTTTAGCGCCCGTCTTTATGCCACGAATAGCTGTACCAAGTTGAAACGTCTCATTCAACGACAATGTTCGTTCATTTCCTATAGACCGCTCAACACGAGATATCCTAAAAAATTTAGACATGTCTACACCGTCATAAATAAATTTCAATTTAGCATTCCTTTCATTCGATTATTGCGACTATTTCGTTGCGTTTGATAATTTGTAATGCGGTCCGCAACTTTAGCTACCCACTGACCGTCCTGTAAGTAAAGTTCTACTGGACGCTCTATTGCTTGTTCTGCAATGTCTAAAGCTTGCTCAATAACGCTGTTATCTTTAGTAGATTTTAAAACTGCAATCATTTCCTCAATCATCCAATACAACTTATCATCTGTTGTTGAAGTCACTGTGTTTTTAGGAAGTTCGCTCATTCGTTGCGTGATATTAGCAATCTTAGTGTTGTCAAAACCAATACCGTTTGCATATTTTGGTATTCCTAAGTCATACATGTAATCACGAGTAGCACTTGCTTTCATGACTTTCGAACCACGAGGGAGTGGCAAGATAACGTCACGTCCATCTGGGATAAAAGATTGTCCGTTTGGTAATGTTACTAACTCTTTATATAAAGAACCTTTTTGGTCGTTGACCATCGCAAGTCCACCAGGGTGGTAGTCTGTACCAACAGCGTATCCTGTTAGTTTGCTCCATAAGTCACTCGCAGTTTTTTTGATTGACGCCCAAATAGTGACATGTTTATCTTGCACACTATTTAATGTTCTTTGAGCGCTGTTAACTCCGGACAATGTTTTATTAGCCGCTGTCACTTTGACTTCTTTTCCGACTAAGCTATTGATCGTTTTTTGTGCTTCATCTTTCCCTTTTTTTGTTAAGTTTTTAGCGAGTAATTTTTTTTCGTCTGGTTTTAAAGCATTCCAATTTTCAAGAGTTCGTGTTGCAACTCCTTTTTTATTCAGGAAGTCTTTGTTATCCCCTAAAATCCGCTTAACTTCTTCTGGCAAACTATTCCATATTTCTAAATGTTGCTTACTTTCTACTATAGCTTGAATACCTTGATGCCCATCAACAACTAACTCTTTCTCTTCTGGAGTAAGGGTATCCCATTTGCCAGTCTCTACAAGTACTTCTGCCATGGTTATCCGAGCGTTTGTTTCTAGGTTTGCGTTTTTAGCAATAAACTTAAGTCTGTCCCAGCCACCTTCCGCTTCAAGAGCCTTGGCTACTTCCTCTTTAGCATTGGTTTTTAACTTACCTGTTTTGGGATTCCAGACAAGTCCGTTCCACTGCGAATTAGCAAGCTTTTGGTCTTCTGTAGATTTCTTAGTGGTTCTAGCCCACATTGTATTCACTTCTTGCGCTTTTGAAGCCGCTTTGGTTGTCTTTGTCATCAACTCTTCGTAAGACAAACCAAGCTCCTTCATTTGCTTTTTAACATCATTAACCATCGCTTGTTGCAATTGAGGGTCTAAATATTTAGCAGTACCTTTTAGCAATTTCTTTTGAATTGCAGCGTAGCGCTTGCCGTAAGCTTCCATTTTTAAGTAATGGTCTGCTTCAAGTTGTTGTTGCTTCTTGTGTATCTCTTCGCGAGTTTTGACAGCCTCTTTGTCATTACCTTTTATAGAGTCGTAAACTTTTTTAAGACCACTTTTGAGTTTATTGTATGACTTATTTTCTGCTTTTATCCATTTTTCAGTAACTTCAAGAGCTTTGGTTAATTGCTGGCTATTCAATGAATTTAAATCGCCATTCATTGCTTTTACGATAGCTTTTTTCTCTTTAGCAGAGTAGTTCAATTTTGACAGTTGCACATTGATAAGCTCGTTTTGATTCGCTAATACAACAGCTTTTTCTTCTTCGGTTAATCTTCTGTGTTCATTACTAGCATTTTGATAGATATTGATAACTTCATCAGACATCTGTTTAACATTCTCTACAGTTTGTCGGCTAGATTTTTTTATTTGGTCCATCGTACCTTGGCTAAAACCAAATTGTTCTGCAAGTTTGATTTTTTCGCTTAAATCTTTATTTTCTAGCTTTTCAATTTCAGCAACTAAACCTTGGAACGCTGTCTTCACGGAGTTAACCTGTTCAGCTCCCCCTCTAAAGCCTTCCATTGATTGATTTGTTTGATCAACCTTATCTTTAAAGGATTGCAGTTCATTGGCTTGTACTTGACTAACTTTAGTCCCCCACTCTTGCGTACGTTGGTGCGCTTCGTAGGCTTTTTGAGCAAAGTATCCGACAGCAAGCGCAGCAGCTCCTCCTAGCACAACACCCCAAGTTACGGGATTCCCTAGCAATGCTGCCGCTCCACTCATTCCAGTTAATGCAGTAGTTGCACCTTCCGCTCCAACTCCTAAAGCAGCAGCTCCAGTTTTTGCTGCTCCCAGACTCCCGGAGAGTGTGCCTAACGTTTTGCTTAATTTTCCTAGTCCTTGAATCGTTCCACCAATTACGCCAACGCCTTTGCCGAAGATTGACAATGCGGGTCCAGTTGCTGCTGCAATTAGTCCCCATTTTATGATTTGTTGTTGTTGCTCTTTATCCAGAGAACTAAATGCTTTTGCTAAGTCTGCAACGCCTTTAATAATAGGTTTACCAGCTTCTAAACCGTCACGCAGTGCATCAATAAGAGGTCCACCAAATTCAATAGCGACATCATTAACTTGATTTTTTAGCATTTGTAATTTCGATGCTGTCGTTTCATAACGTTTGTTCGCTTCGTTCATTAAAGCTTTGTTTTCGCTAAAACCTTTATTAGCAGACTTGAAAGCATCACCTAGCAAGTCGCCAGCTCCTGCCAAACGTTGTAATGTATCAATTTCACGTACAGAATTGATATCCATGTCTTGCAAGTGAGCAGTTACGTCTTTCCCTTCTTCTTTAAAGCGTTTAAGACCTTTTACAAAATCAATAATCGCTTCTTGTGGATTTTTCTTCCATGACGCAGCGAATTCATCAGCAGACTTGCCGGCTATTTTCGCAAACTTCCATAAATCTTCTCCACCAGAAAGAACCTGTGTGTTTATTTTTTGCATGACACGACTAAACGCCGAACCACCAGCCTCTGCCTCGATACCAACCGAACTCATAGCAGTTGCAAGACCTAATATTTGAGGGTCTGTCAATCCTACAACTTTACCAGTGCCAGCTAAGCGAAGACCCATTTCAACAATTTCTTTTTCAGTTGTCGCAAAGTTATTTCCTAACTCAACGATAGAACTTCCTAGATTACTGTATTTTGATGGGTCCAACTGCGTGATATTAGCAAAACGAGCTAGTGCAGTTGCCGCTTCTTCTGATGATAAGTTAGTCGATTTCCCCATATCAATCATGACACGAGTAAATCCTAAGACATCCTTTGTCTTGATACCTAATTGACCAGCTGCTTCAGCAACGTGAGAAATTTCAGTTGTAGAAGCTGGTATCTCTTTAGCCATTTGTCTAATTCCTTTGGACAACATATCGTAAGAGTAGACAACTTTACCATTTGAGTCTTTTACTTCGTCTACTGTCTTTTTGACGCCAGCAAAAGCATCTTCATAATCAACAGCAGCCTTAAGAGCATATCCAGCGCCAGCAACAATTGGTGCAGTTACTCCTTTTGTAAAAGCAGCACCAACACCAGATACAGAATCGCCAAATGACTTCATTTTTTTCCCAGCTTGCTCCGCAGCGTTACCAAAACGAGTAAAAACACTTGTTTCAGCGCCTAAAGCTTTGAGCCTACTTTGCAATTCTGAAACTTTAGCAGCTGTTTCCATCATCGCTGACTTAGCATTAATAAGTGCTTGTTTTTGGCTTGCTGTCGCCTTGTTGACATCGCCAATATTTTCTTTTAACTCATTATATTTTTGAGATTGTTTTTTTAGTAATTCTTGATAACTTTTTAATGCACCGCCAGTTTCTGTGTAGATAGCTTTTAAACCTTTAACTCTACTACCATGACCATTAAAACTATTTTCTACAGCCTTTAGAGAGTTATCTAAGGTCTTCATATAAGTTTTTAAATTTCTTGTATTAGACATAAAAGGTGATATGTCTAGTGTAGCAGTCGCTACTAAATCACCTATATTCCCCATTAATTCTCCTTTCTAGCCGAAAAGGAATGGGAACGCTTTGTCTAAAGTTGTTTCAACCACTTCTTCTTTTTCAGCAAAATCAGTTTCTAGCGCTTTTACCATCAACTCTATGTCTGATAAGCGCATTTTTTTAATATCTAAAATGGTATACCCATTTTTTAGTAAACTTTGAATCCACAAGAGCAGGTTGTCTTTAGCTTCTTGAGGCGTTATTGTTCCTTTTTTTCGTCTTCCTCTTTCTCTCCGCCTAAAGCATCAACAAAAAGCTCAGTTAATTTGTCCAAAACAGACACATTAGACTGTTTCAAATCGTCAACATTGAATTGATTTCCGTACATTTCTACAAACATCTGTAAATATGATTCGTTTAATTTGCGATGTTCTTTATCGTCTAACCGGCGCTTATCATCACTAAAGATAGCGCTCTGTCTAACTTGATGCTCAACCGCCAACATATTATCTTCGACATTGACAAAATCTTTTGAGAAAGTCTTATCTACTCCGCCTTTTTTAAGTGTAATTTCGTACATTATTGCTCCTTATCAAAAAATAAAGGCTGGATTTAAAACCCAACCTTAAGTGTTACACTAGACTATTGTCTTCTGATGATTTTTCCAATCCTGTCACCCCATCAAACACAAGTTCTTTGAATTTTTTTAGCTCAAATCCATTCACTCCTTCACGACCGATGACAACTACATCACCATCAGTTCCACGAGCAACAAAGTTACCTGTTACTTTGTCTGGTTCTGGGTTAGGCGCACCTTCTTTTGTTTTGGTATCCATGCCAGGAATGTTAAATTTACCTTTTAACAAACCAACCCAGATAGCTTTCCCATTTTCATCACTTGTTCTAAACATGCAAGCGACGTTGTTAGGTGTGAGCGATTTATTGTATCTTTCAATACCTTTGTCAGCTTTAATTCCGAAGAAATCTTGACGCGCTTCGGAAGTCAAGTCAAGGACTTCGATTTCCAATTTTGTTTCTGTGATACCACCAGATAAAACAACATATGGTCCATCATCAGCCGTGACAGTTACAAGCTCGTTTGTAATATCAAGTTTAGCTGATTTCATGCCGGGTAGAGCTTTGATTCCTTTGTCTTTTTCATTAACTTTATCATTATCCCCAAGCACAGCATACTGGAAGTCACGTAGTCCAAATTTTACTTTTCCCATTTAGTTCCTCTTTTCTTAATAAAAATCAAAATAGCGGTATTTCCTTACATTCATGAGTAAGTCAATATCGCTATCTTTATACCTTGGTTTTTCGTTTGCGGTGTATCTTTCAAAACCGCCATTTTTTAAAATCCTATCTATACAGCTGGCAATCTGGTCAGACTGAGAAGCGGTTTTACACCAAAAATTGATTGTAATACGCTGTTCATTACTGATCATGTCATCATCTGCATATAGGGACGGACCATCATACGTTGTATTTATACGCATAAATGGCGCTAGTTCTACTTTTCTTAAATCAACGGGATTGTCAGGAATATCATATGTAAAGATACCCTGATCAAATCCGTTTTTAAAAGGACCGCCTCTAAGCTTATCCAACAGCTCATTAAGCGTCCTATCGTTTTTTAACAATTTGTAAGCAGTTGTTTCAGCTATCAAAGCCCTAGTCCCTCCTTGATTTTTTTAGCATAAATTTCTTTTGCTCTAGGGGTCATTTCGTTGATGGTTTTTTCTTTAAAGTCTTGACCTTTTTGGTAAATCGTCCCATTGTTTGGATAATGAGCACGCCAGCCCGTTTTTCGTCCATATCCAATTTTTTTTGACGTTATACCTACATTAGCACCTTTGAATCCACTAATTGCAGTATCATATTTGAGTTTTGTGTCATGCACAGAATAATCGACTGGCGTATTCTTAGTAAGTGCTTTTTCAAATTCTTCAGCAACCTGTGTTACCGCTTCTTTGGCAATTTTGGGCGATTTTACTTCTAACTTAGTAATATTAGCCAAAATTTCATCAAGCCCTTTTGTCATGATATGCTAACCCCACTCAATATTATCATTTCCTTGCCGGATTCATCAAATTCAATTTTATCTATTTTGTAGATATGTTTGTTATGCTCAATAAACATCGTATTATCAATAGACAACTTAGGATTGTATCTAATTAAAAATACTTTTGTATCTTTATTTGTTGGGAGATTGCTAGCATTCTGATATCTTGATTGATAATTAAAATCTCTCAATTGAGTTTTAGACACCTCTGCCCAGCAGGTATACAAGTCTTTCCTGATAGCAGATACAACTTCACCATCTTCATTCTGACCACCAGTTTGGCTAAAAATGGCTATTCTAACATTCATTTTCCGTGTAATCACGCCCCATCACCCCTCAATCTCAATTGATGGATAATGTTCAAAACACCGTTGGCAAGCGGATAACGATTAGTATCCGCCGATAACCCACGATGATCATACTCTTCCTTTACCTGTTTTTTAACCGCTAAGGAAAACTTAGCGTAGTTTTTAAACATTTCTGGAGTAGAGCCTTCTTCTATTGCAAAACATATTTGTTCTTGTGCTGATGCAATCATTTCCTCAATAATGTCATCTTCAAAATCAAAATCTATCTTACAATAGAGTTTCACACTATCTAGCAGCTCTTTAGATACAGTCATAACTATACCTCTTCAACGCCAGCCAGTTTTAACAAGTCTGCTTTTAGCGTCTTACCGCTAAAGTCAATATTTTGGCTTGTTAGATATTTTTTAATATCTTCAATGGTGCTGTCTTTGGTTGGTTTACCAACAACTGTAGCACTGCTTACTTCTGGTTGCGCCACTCCCTGAGTGGCCTTATGAGGGCAATTGTTCTGGTTTGAATGTCACATAGTAGCCAGCTTTGTCATCAACTTTTGAAACGCCAAAGCGAAGAACTGCTTGCAAGTATTGACCGTAGATTTCGTTATCTGCCCAACGAAGTCCAAGGTCTTTGCGGTCGGTGAATAATACACCACGTTTGAAATCTCCGACAAATGCTGTATCTTTACCTAAAACCTCATCAGCTAGCACAAAAACAGGTTTTCCGAGGAATACTTTCCCAGAAACAGAAGTGATTGAATCTTGAAGTAGGTAACGACCATTCTTATCTTTTAATGTATCCATTGTTTGATAAAAGCTTTGAGATACAATAAATGACACATTGTAAGCAGGATCTAATTCAACGTTGAGAAGCTTCTTGATTTCATCCAAGTTTTTTACTGTCTTAGCTTCAAATTCCTTGAGAACTGTTGCGATAGCGTCGTTTGTTGTATTAACTTTCATTTGACCGATTGTCTCAGCAACAATACCAACCAAGTCTACGTCTGCATCGTCAATTGATTCTTGAGACAACGGGATAGCTCCGCGGTAAGTTTTAATTTCCCATGCGACGTTTGTGAATTGTGGCTTACCTAGTTTTGGATTTTTTTCTAATTCTTCAACGCTAACCATTTTTTCAGTCGCACGTTGCAAAACTGGCCATTTCCCAGATGCTTTTTTAGCTTGGTGGATGCTTGTGAATTGTTTCAAATCAACAACTGTCTTAACTTCACGAGCTGGTGTGTAAAGGATTTCTTCACTAGAGACAGGTTTTACATCTGTTTTCTTAACACCGTCTTTTTTAGGTTCTACGGGGGTTGTCTCATTAATAGGCATAAGTACCTCATCTTTGCCTTCAAAACGTAAAGAATCGTTTACGATTTTACCTTTCGAACGAATGAAATCATTCACACTTTCGCGATATGTTTTTTCCTCTTGTGTCACTTCTTTTCCTCCAATATTTTCAGCACCACCAACTTCAACGCTAGACTCATATAATTTCAAGTCGTTTTCTGATTCAACTAATTTCGCTTTAGTAGCTTCTACCTCTGCTTTAACAGAACGAGCAGTTTCTAAGTCATCTGATTCTAAAGCAGCTTTGACTTCTGCGGTTTTAGCAGCAATCACTTTGTTTAATTCAGTGATATCCGCTTTAATTTCTTCGATTTTTTCGTCAAACATTTTCTTCCTCCAATAAAAAGAGCTTATAGCCCTTGTAAAATTTCTTCTTTTTCGATTTCTAGCAACATGTTATTAATCTCTTGCTTACGTTTGCTTCTGCTTGCGTAATAGTCATCAATAACCGCTTGTGGCAACATTTGATTGTCAATGCTTGCTATAGCTTCAAACGACATCACTTCATCTGCAAATCCGCTCTCAACAGCATCTTGTGCTGACATAAAAGTTTCATTCCGCATTAATTGCATGATTTCATCTTCTGATTTACCTGTTTTTGCAACATAAGCATTAACAATGGCTTTATCGCTTGATTTAAGAGCGCTAGAAGCTTTGTCCAAGTCGTCGCTATTACCAGAAACCCAATTAAACAAAGCTTTATGTACCATCATTTGAGCCGTTGGGCTCATGACGACTTTATCAGCCCCCATCACTGCAACAGACGCTGCACTCGCAGCCATTCCTGTGATTTCTGCGGTTACTTTCCCTTTGTAATTTCGCAGAGCGGTATATATTTCGCTACCAACAGTAACGAGACCACCATTTGAATTAACTTCCAAGATAATGTCGCTATTATCTTCTGGCAATTTGTCAATAATGCTTTTAGCACTAACAGCCTCCATGCCATAATAGTCATAGACTTCTTGTGAATTATTAGCAATTAGTGGACCTTTAAGGTTTATTTTCTTTGGCATTTACCTCACCCCTTTTCCCTTTGACTCCAACTTGATCTTGATATTCTTCTTTTTTATCCAAGAACACGTAATTGAGACTAGACTGGTACCTATCCATGTTAGGGTCTTTTGATTTTTGCTTACCAAGTTCAACCAATCCTTGATTAGGTGTCAAAATTTGGTTATTAACCAATTTGACAATTTCATCGACATTGCGACCCGTGACGCTTCGTGTATCGAATTCAACATGATACAGTCGCCTGTCTCCATCGTTAAGCGTTTTAAGCCCTATTTCGCTCGTTATAGCGTCAAAATAGAATGGCAAGTCATTTGTTACGTAATCTTCCATTAATTGCGCTACAGACTGATTAGGACTGTTTACGCCCAACTTATAACTTGGCACGCGCAACGCTTTTGCTATTTGAGCCGTACTAAAGTTATTACTTGTGATTAATTGCAATACGTTAGTATCAATTTCAAGTGGCGTATATTCCATTGTGCTGTCAAAAACTAGTGGACTCCCTCCAACAGATCCCTCACGCATTTTCTCAAAGTCTTGTCTTGCTCTTTGACGCGCTTCTCCACTTAATTGAGCACCTTTCATAGTTAAGATACCACCAGAAAAACCATCTTTGAAGAATTTAATTAAGGTATTGATACCACCCGTTTGTAAGTCTATCTCATCGCCTAGCGATAATAGCGGAGACCTTCCGAGTATTGTGTCATGGCTGAAGAATTTCCAGTGAATAACATCGTGTGCAAAACATTTTATCTCTTTAGCAGTCAAAGTATCCGTAAATGTATAGATGATTTCGTGGTTTTCTGTTTCTTCAACAGTAGTTTCAGACGGTCTATAAAACTGAAATTGTAAAGCTTGACCAGTTTTAGGGTCTCGCAAGATACGAGAAAACGAATTACCTGTTAAAATTGCATTAACAGCCATGGCAAACTTCCATGTCCTAGCACTTGCGTTGTTTGTGGACTTTACATTTAATAGGTAGTTAATATCCTCATCGTGGATAATATCCCCGTTTATATCCTTTTTAACGAGCGGAAAACGAGCTATATCACCAGCTATAATAGACGTAGCTGTCAAGACATCGCTATTTTTTAAGGCTGATACACCTAGATACTGCTGTGAGACGTCACCAGCTAAGACTGACGCTATATAATCGTCATACGATACCTTTGAAGTTCCCAAAGGTTGAAAAAAACTCATAGATTCTCACCTCCTTTCTATAGGTAAGGTGACGTTATTTTTCCATTTTTTCTTTGAGTGTTTTTTGATGCGACTAAGTTCATTGTTAGTCGCTTGTGCGTTATGCTCTACAATTTTTTCAAGTTGTTCAACCCGTTCATGTTGTTTGATTAATTCCTTTGAAAACATAACGTTTTCTGCGATGAGTGAAGCGATATAGTGTTCTAGTTTGCGTTTTTTCTTAATACGTTTGTTCATTTTCTTCCCCCTACACTATCTACATAGATAGCTAAAATAACTAATATAATTCCGCTGGCAATAAAACCAACCTTATCACCAAATAAAAAAAGACCGTATATCAACAGTCCCAAACCTACCAGCAAGATCAATGTATGTATGTTTTTTAAAATAAAACCAATCAAAATAGCGTCTCTCCTCCTAAAATTTTCTCGCTTGTCCAGTAGCCAGAACCGTCAAATGGTTCTAGGTAACATACAGCATAACCGTCAAGAACTGCGTCTAGCGGGTCAATCTTGTTGCTATTCTTGTTCTTGTCAATCCTCATGCCATTGTTATCGGTTTTAATATAAGCGTTGTTAGCAGCCATGGTCAATAGTGGATTGCCAGAATGCTTTATTTTGCCTTTTTTAAGGTCGTCACGAAATTGTTTTGTCGGCATGTTTAACACCATTGTCGTTTGCGAAACTTCTATTAGAGGCCATTCCGGATGTCTTTTTTCAATCATTGTAAGTAGTGTTCCGAATTGGTATGGGTCAAAGCAAATCCCATGTACTTCCCATTCGTTTATATAGATTAACTCCTCTATTTTTTCCAAAACCCGTTCATCATCTATAACCCCGCTCTCAAGGGTTGTTATTTCGCAATATCCTTGACGTTCTAGATTGCTATAAGATACACCATCTCGCTTTTCTTTGGCAGTTAAGCCATACTTTGTAGCTACAAATGAAAAACTATCAACATACCAATAATCATCCATCATAACAACAGGACTAATGGCAAACAAGTCACTTACACGCCCAACGTCAACACCTAGCCAAACCCTACGCTTGTATGTGTCTGGCTTATCAATCTTAGCAAGCTCCCACGACTGTTTATCTATATATGATTCTTCGCTGGATTGACGCCACATATTGAAGTTTTTGATCAACACTTTGTTGACTTCTCCAGTCTCTAGAGATACCTTACGACGAGTTCTTAGATAGTCCATCAACTTATCATGTAGAGTATCGACTTCGAGAATTGGATTAGATTTTATCCAATTCGTTTCATCTTTAATTTCCTCCTCGTTGTCTTGCTCTGCGACATAGCCAAAATAGCCCTCGTCTGTGATTTCTCCGTCTAGTATTTTAGTAATGTATGGATACTCAATTGTGTGCATCGGAACATTCAAATCCATACCAGCCGTTGAAATGATTAAGATAAACGGATTATCCAACTGTCCTTGACCAGATTCCAATAGTTCTAACATTTCGTTTGTCTTTGACGCTGCGAACTCATCCAACACTCCAACGTACGGTTCAAATCCATCAACTGCGCCAGTATCACGACTAAGCGCCCTTATATAAGATTCATCATGTAAGTTTTTTAGTTCATCACGGACAATCTTTGTAGCTTTTCTGACATCGGCATCCTTTGCTCTTAAGGAAGCTAACTGCTTTTTTGCCATATCCCAAGCTATTTTAGCTTGCGTGCGGTCGTTCGCTGTACAAAACAATTGCCTACTCATAGACGGATTGTGACCAAACAAAAATTCATAAAGCAATATACCAGCTATAAGAATGGTTTTACCATTTTTACGAGCAACAGAAATCATAGCTTTTCTAAAACGTCTTAAGGAATGGTCTGTTTTCTTCCGCCATCCATATAAATTCCCAATAATAAATTTTTGGAACATTGCTAATGGATAAGGTTTTCCTGTTTTGACGTCTGGTAAAATCTCAATGAAATTAATTGGATCAGATGCTTTTTGTGGCAAGTAGATGAATTTAAAATCTTCATCTTCTATACGTTTGAGGTCATTCAAATGTCTTAAACAAGCCTTAAACACTTTCTTGCTTGCTTTAATCTCTTCATCAACAATCTTTTTTGCATAATAAAAAGTGTCATCTTTATAAATGTCGCTAATTGCTGAATAATCGTATTCTATTGTCATGACCTCCTTTCTAACTAACCGCCAAATTTATCAAATATACTTTTTTGTTTTTCTTCTTCTTTAGGTATAAACATCTTCATACGACTATCTACTGTCAGCCCTAATTGACTAGCGCTACTTCTGATATTCGCAGTAGCTTTTTCCAATGTTAAAATGAGCGGACTTGGAATCAACCCTTTATCCGGGTCATTTGTAAAATAACCAATTTCATCTAATTTCTTGGTTGTCTCTTTATAGATTGCATACCAAGAACAATAGAGTTCTAGAAGGCCTCTATCGAGGTTTCTTACGGGTAGGGTCTGGAGGTCATTTATGATTCTACGATATTCCGCTCTAGCCACCTCATTGAGATGCCGAGGGGGCGTTATTTGTAATTTATCAAGTCCGTCAGAAGCCTTATTCTGCGCGGTTTCTCTTGCTATTTTTTCTTCTTTTGTGAGGTGTTTTTTTGTTGTTTCAACCACCTTTAATTTTCTTCCCAAAGTTACCTCCTTTACACGAAAATTGACAGTTCAAAAATTTCAAAAAGGGAATATTTTGCACGGAAAAGGGCGCGTTCTTAAAAACACGAACAACGTAGCCCTGTTCAAAAAAAGATGGGGTATATTCCGTATGTTATTGTGGAATACTCCCCTGTTTTTAATATATGACCGTTTTATCTATTAAATCTTTCTCGTATTGCTTTAATATCATTACAAGCTTTACAGCTTGCTTGCAGGTTGTTCCAGTCCAATCTTTTGCTCCAATCTTTTTTGACGCTTATAATGTGGTCAGTCATCGTTGCTTCTCCTCCACACATTGCACAAACATAGTCGCTTTGTAGCAAGACTTGTTTGCTTGTCTCTCTCCATATCTTAGAGTTGTAGAACTGCTTAGTCTTCTTGTCATACTTCCAACGATTACGATTGTAGTCTCTATACTCTGCTGATCTATCATCATAGTCAACAGTCGTTCGTCTGCCTCTAGAAATAGTTAGCTTCTGTGGTCTCATTGCCTGACCTCCAATAAAAAATAAGTATTTTATGCGTATTTTACTTGACAAACATGTCTTTTATGTGTATAATATAAGTATAGAAAGTGAGGTAAGCAATATGCCAATGACCCCTAAGCAAATGATTAAATTGCTTAAAAAGAACGGGTTTTATGAAATTAGTCAAAACGGTAGTCATAAAAAACTTCGTGATGATTTAGGACACCAAACAATCGTTCCAATGCACAATAAAGACCTTGGTAAGGGTCTTGAAGATACCATCTTAAAACAAGCGGGTTTGAAATAATCCGCTTGACAAGATGACTTGCTTATCTCACAATAATCAAAGGAGAATCATTATGTTAGTTTATCCAGCTATATTTACACAAGACTCAGATTATATCATGGTTACATTTCCAGATGTCCCTGAAGCAATCACTCAAGGTGAAGACTTTCAAGAAGCTTACGAAATGGCTGTCGAAGTCTTAGGTTTTGCCCTTGAGGATTATACTGACTATCCAAAGGCGAGCTCCGTTTCTGATTTAAAAGAACAGTATCTTGGTTCTGATATTGCTTTAATTGGCATTGATATGATTGCCTACATGAAAAAATATCACTCTAAGAAGGTACGCAAAAACGTGACTATTCCTGAGTGGTTGAACAACGCAGCCGAAGATAAAAACCTCAACTTTTCTCAAGTCCTTACTGAAGCACTTGAATTAAAATTACAAGCATAAGAGCCACCGTTGTGGTTCTTTTTGCATAATAAAAAGCCACCACAATGTGATGACTAATGACTAATTGGTTCTTCCAATTTCTTATCTAACTCATAACCTTTTCTAAATGCTGGTGACTGCTTTGCATAAACGGATTGAATAAAGTCTACTTGTTTATATTGTTTTGATTTTACAGTTTCCATTTCGTTACCTCTTTTATTTTAATTATAGGAACAGTCGGAATCGAACCGACACATATAATCAGACCGTCGACAATCCAATTATCAAGGCGCTACCTCTACCGTTTTCCAATCACGGTTCATGTTCCAACGGTTTAGTCTTACTTGGCGCAAAGGTCCCCGTAGAGATACCAGTGCTTATTTTTAAAGTAAGCCTATAGACCCATCACGAATCGAACGTGATTAATACCACTAGGTCTACACAAAAAAACGGTTAAAACTCCGATCCATGTCCCACGCCCGCTGTATTGCTCTAGTGGCTGAAATAACCACTATTGAGACGGCAGGATTCGAACCTGCGTACGTTTCAGACCCTTTATAGTCATATCGCTCCCCCAACTGAGCTACGTCTCAACACCCTATCTCGCCTTTTAGCTACAAAATAACAAGTTTGATAGTAGTTAAAGTTGACGACTAAATAAATAGTCTGTTGGTAAATGATTATCTCTTCTTGCTATTTTGATAATACTATATTAACACATATTTTTATGTATAAACTATTGTATTACTGTATAAAAACTAGTCAAAAACTCCTTGCTCTACAATCAAAGAGCCCTCCCTATAAAGCTCTGCAAAAGCCAATAATGCAGCATCTAGCGTGTCATAATAAAAACTCTCTGACATACATAATTCTGTATAAATAACCTTATCTGCATTCTTGTAAGGAGATAAGTATTTTTCATACAAAATCCTACGCTTTTCTGGCTCCAATATCATACTAACTGATTGCTCAATTGCTTCTAATTCTTGTTCAGCTGACACACGGTTGAGTGCTAAGCGTTCAACTGGCTTACTAGGAGTTCCGTGTGATTGTCTAGGCTCAAAGGAATAAGTGGCTGTCACTTTTTGAGTATCTACATCATTAGCGATCCTACGCCAGCGTGGATACTCTCTTAGTTTTCGCTTAGCGTTTGATTTAGTCTTTTGTATATTAATTTCTGGAAAAAACGTCATGAAAGCTCCTCGTATGATATAATAGTTGTACGAATATATACCGAATGGCGCTTTCACGAGCGCTTTTTTATTGTTCTCCTTTCCTTTTTCTGCTGACTGTTTTTTTGTGTTGTTAAATGTCGAGTATTAAATTTTTAGTTTTGTGTCAGCACTATATTTTCAGCTTTGCGCTTGTATAATCATCTGTGAGCGATAACAGACTTTAGATTTTTTATGAAAAAAATGTCGGAGGATATTTCCCTTTCTAAAAATTTCGCTCTATAACTACGTAACGATTATTCCACGCTACGCAGCTGAATACTTACAGAAAGCTTCCAGGGTAAGTTTAACGAGTATTCCAGCTCGTAGACCCACAGAGCCATTGCAGGCTCTTAGGCGCTTGCGTGGGACTTTAATTTGCTTCTGTGTTTAATAGTTTAAAATGCCAAGTTTCATATTCACCATGATAAACGAAGCCTATAGAGTCTGCGTCAACGATTTTATCGCATACAACATATGCTAAATCAGTATTTTTTAAATAATCTTTTTCACCATATTTAACAATAGCAATATCATGTTTTTCACCACTTCTAAAATAATAGCCAGAGGACAAATTATATTTGTCATTGTTAAAGTCATTTGCATATTTTTTGGATATAAAAATTGTTTTTTCTTTCATTCCGCCACCTCTTCTCTAAACTGCCAAGCCCAGTCAAAGTCTTTGCGGATTTCGGATTCGGTGACGTTTCTAATATTTTTGTATTCCTCTAATTGATCTTCATATGCTTCAATTAATTTTAGTTTCTTGTTTACCTTTACTAAAATTATTTTTAAATCACTATTCGGATTTGGTATCTCAACCGTATACAGCTTCTCTTTTTCGATTGTGTAGCCATGCATCCAAGCACTAATAAAATCATTGTGGTGGTCAATAGCCCAAAGCCACACATCATGATAATAGCCACCTCGGTTATCAGAGGTGAGATTATCGTACATATCTATTGCAGACGCATCCGAAAATGATTTTTTATGTTCCTCAATCCAATCAGCCACAAACTGTGGCACTTCTGGTTTTGGTTGAATGAGTTGGTCGAGTAATACTTTTACAATATGTGTTTTCACTACTGGAATGTCGCCGACACCACCTTTACCAATAGACTGTTTGTCTATCAATTTCTTCGCTTCTTCAATATTCATTTGCTACCTCGCTTAACTTCTTCAACAATTTCAATTGCTACACCTATTGCAGCCATATAACCAGCGTAGCTTTCTTGTCCGTAGTTATCCAGATCATTGTCAAATTCTTTATTAAGTCTTTTTAAAATTTCGTCAATCATACCCTATCCCCCATTTCCAGTCAGCTCAGCAATCCGTTTTGTCTGTCTAGCTCTATCATCACTAGCACGTTTAAGCTGCTTTTGTGTCCTGCGTAATGCAGTCAAGTATTTCTTGTTCTTCAATCATCCTTCTAACCTTTCTAGTAATTCTGGATTTTCGTGTATATTTCCGATATTTTCGATTTCCCGAATTTCGTCTGGACACCCGTCTTTGTAGTTGTAAAATGGATCGTGTGTATCTGCTTTATCAACTATGTTCCAACCAAAATCTACAAATTTTACTTGTCCTACGTACTCAGACAAAGAGTCGTTAAAAAGTCTGCAACACTTAACGATATCCCCATCAAACACCTCAATGCCGTTTTTATCTTTTAGGCCTGTTGATTGCATTAACACAGCTTCCTCGAAAGGGATATATCTACGGACAACTTTCCGATAAAAGGTGTATATTTTGTTATCGACGTAATCTATTGCTTCAACCACGCCCATAGCTTGCGTTACTTTATCCCACACTCTAAATTTTGGTATCATCCTTAACCTCCAACCAAACCGCTAACATCACGCAATAATTAGCCATGTCGTTTAACGTGTCTGACAGGCTTTCTGAGACGTTTTTGTCGCTGCTTATAAGATTATATAGTCTGTTGTATTTATCGCCTATACGAACGATACCAGCGATGTATCCGAAGTCGTTTAGAGACTTCTCGAAAGAATTTCCGTAATCTGCGTTTTTGGCTAAAAATGTTTGATAGTTTTCGTTATATGCTACTTGCATAGTTTCTGCGTTAATTTTATCTGTCATGTGTTATACCTCTAAAAACTCATAGCTGCATATATCAGACGTTTAGTCTGCTTGTAATGCTCTAACTTAGTATCTTTGTGCGCTCTTTTTAGTTTTACAAAAAAGTTCTGTTTCATGGTCATTTGGATCGTGATACTCACGATATGATTTGAGATACATCTGTACATAAGTGTCTTTATCAAAATAATCTTTAAATGCTTCGATTACGTAAGGCCTTGGCAGTATATTTCTACGCTTGTTATTTGAGATATTTAGTCTTAAGCGTTCTGATGTTTTATCATCTAGATTTAACTCTTTGACACGTCTCAAAATACTTCCGTCAAAGATACTATAAAATTTATCCGTTAGTTCGTTCATTGACAATCTCTAGTGCATCCTCTACAGACCTAGCAACACCAACTAGTGCCCCTCTTGATGCCATTACCTCCATAAATTTTTTTTGTTCTGGTCTTACTCGACCTGTTTCGTTTTTTACTTCGATGAAGAATGCTTTCGCATCTCCCTTTCTAAATCCCGATAAATCACAATATCCTTTAGGCACACCAGTTTCAAACCAACGCCCATTTTGCATTTTGACTTTACCAACGTTAATTCGAAACACTGTGTGACCTGCTTTTGATAGTCCAACTCTGATTTGATTTTGTATTAAAGATTCTGTTGTCATAGTTCTCCTAATAGTTACTTAGTCACTTCTTGAGTTACCACTAAAGGAACAGTGAAACTCTTACTCTCCCAAGAGGTTTCACTGTTTTAGTTACCAAGTTACACCATTTTCCCACACTCTCTCTATATATATTTATATTTATATTTATTTTATTTAATATAGTAAATATATAGTAACTTAGTAACCATAATAATTAGAATCGTTGTCACTCTAAGCTTTTCACGGTTCTTGGTTGTGGTAACTTATGGTAACGCAGTAACTTTTCTAATTAATACTGCTGTTCTTTTCTTCATTTCTTCAGACCATTTAAACGATCCATCAATATAATAGTCTGGTTTATCAATAGATGGTCTAAAGTAATCTAGTGGTTTTTGCTTTTCTTTAATCCAGCCTTCTGGTAAACAAGAATCTAGTTCTTTATCAAAACTACTTTTTTTAGGTAGTTGATTATTATTTTCTTTGCACCATTGTTGGTACAATACCCATAAAAACTTAGTTGGTATTCTTGTAGATTCAATGTCTTCTAAATATTCATTTAAAAATTTAAGAATTGTGTTATTACTTTCTTTAAACTCTTTCATGTGTTCCTGTGTCGCTTTTGGTTCACTAAACCTATCAAAGTTTAAATTGATAGCTTTCCATAAAACGTATTCTAAGACTTCTGGTCTGTTGATATAATCATCTTTAATATTCCAGTCATCATCTTTACTACTAAATGTTTTTTTAAATGGAATAATGATAATTCGTCTGTATGTACCATTTGATTTGTTTTTAAACGAAGGCATAGCATTGGTAGATTGGATAACTGTTTTTTTAAATATAGCCATATAGGGGTTTTCGCCTTTTTTCTCAATGCTGACTGGTTCACCAGTAACGACCGAATTAAAATTCGATGATTCGTCAACATAAATACCAGCCTGCACATCATCACCTATGATGACTGTTTTACCTTCAATAATTGCTAAACCAAAACGTTCTGAAAATTGGTTAATTTTTAACGGTGCTACGTTTTTAAATCCGACTAAGTTACTAATCATTTGTTGAAAAGTACCTTTACCATCATTACCATTACCAATAAACCAGATTGATTTGCGGTAAGAATAATTACCATTCAATGATGCTGAAATTACTTGCCATAACAGATTAACTAATTCTTTGTCACCGCTCATTAAATCTAATAACCATTCATCCACCTGCCACTCGCCAATGACGGGTGGTTTTGCATTTGGAACTAGCTTAGTTTCAATAGTGCTGAAATTGATAAATTTATAATCGAATGGAAGGAGTTCACGTTTTCGTTTGTCGTAGATTCCATTTTTAACTAGAATAAAACGTCTGATGTCACGGTATTCGGGTTCGAAGTCCACGCGCATACCATTGTAAGTGTATTCTCTGTCCATACTGGAAAGTAAAAATAAAACGTTGCGAGCTTTGGTTTCGTTGAATGTTGGTTGCAATAAATGAATGATTTTATAAGCGTATTTATAGTCCTTCTGGTAATAACCACTCTCTGGATCGTAGATGGCTACCTTACCATTATCGAGCGTGATAACATGAAGCAATTCATTCATTCCTGTTGCTACTGCAATTTCATTCAAATTCTTTGGATAATTTTTACCGTCTGAATTTTCCTTAACGTTTTCTAACCAATCGTTACGATATTTTATTGCTTTTGCTTTTATCGCTTTCCAACTGTTCGGCTTACTAGGCTTTAAACCTTCTTCCGAAAATTTTTCTCTGTAATAATCAAAATCAATCACCTCTTCGCCTCATCTCCTTGTCTAACATACTTTTAAATGTCCTTTCGAATTCTTTGTCGCTTAATGGATCACTTGTGTTACTGTTTGATAGCTTAGCTAAGTGATAAGCTATCTCAATATCAACATTTCTTAATAGTAATCCTCCGACAAATTCTGCAAGCGCATTATTCCTACCGCCCGTATCGCCAAAACCAGTAATAATTGTTTCGAATAACTTTGCGGTTTTATTACTTCCCGTGTAAGTAAAATTTGAAAAATCATATTTTGGCTCAACTGGTTTCATTTTTTGCAACTCTTTTACCAATTCAATAGGTGCTTCCGTAATACTTCCATCAGCAGGAGACCTAACCATATCCCACTCATACGCACCTTTTGAATTGCTAGATGGCGGTACAAGTATGTAATTGTTAACATGTGCCTTAATATCAACACCCTCAATCATTCCTATATTTTGACTTATTGACATTTCAGGTATTTTTTTAAGGTAGATATGCCTTCCACCGCTCGGTGTAGTAGCTTGCAAGGTCTTTGGAATCAATCTTGCGTGTTCCCAATTTCTTAAATTTTCTAACCCGTTAACATCTCCATGCATGTCCACATCAATAACAAAGAATGAATCTGTCCGAAGTGCTATGTTAGCGTCTGGATTATCTCTCCAAATTCGTTTTAAATCATTCTCTGTTAAGCGTGGTTTATCAGCAAAAGCGACTAAGGGCGTTTTACCAGTCTTCGAAATTGGTATTACGTTGTAGCCCATTTTTAGATAATTGAGTGCGTAATCAATCATCTGTACCATATCTTAGAATGGCAGGCCATCTTCTGTGATGTCGATTGGTGCTGATTGTGCAGGTGCCATGATTGCTGATTTTTCAAGTTTTTTAACATTTAGGTTTTCGTAAGTATTACCGTTGTATTCTGATTTTTCATTACGGACAGTTACTTTTAGGTGTTTTCCTACAAGAGCGTTTAAGAATTCTTCAACACCAGCATACTTAGCGCCGTCAGGTAACTGAGCGGTTTTCGCAAGAGTATTAATTTGATTGGCGTTATATTGTTGTGTTTCTTTATTCACCCAAATCTTATGGAAAATGAGATTATTTTTAAATTTTTGGTCAAAGTCATCACGAATTTTGAATTGAATATTCATAAAATCTGTTCCACCTTTACTTGCGTCTGGTTTCGCCGATTTAACTACTACTTCGTAAGTTCCGTCTGTGATTGTTGCAAATTCTTGTGCTTGTGAATAATCGATTGTAAACATATTGTTGTTCTCCTTTTAATAAATAAATTTAAGTTCTTTAGCAACGTGATATTGCCACCCCGGCTTATATCCTCGTTGCTTACGGTATTCTGTTAGTTCTTCCATATTTTGACAGTCGGAAGGTTTCCTGTATTTTTTAACTTTTGCAGTTAGTCTTAACTGCTTTTCTTCTTTTATTTCTTCAAGTCTTGCCTCCTTGATTTCTTCTAATTCTCGTTCAGTTATTTCATTCTGATGGCCACACAATGGACAGAGGCGTTCTACACTCCAATAAGTAGCGAAGCACATATCACACGTTCGTGTTGTTGGTTCTCCAATTTTTGCTTTCTGTTTCTTTGTTTCAGTACCAGAAAGTGTCCAATCTCTATCCATGTTCGGAAGCCCAAATCGTTCAACATTTGCTACATGATCAATAATGATTGCGGTTTTATCTTTACGTGGATTTAGTGGTCTCATTGCAAATTGTAAGTATAGTGACAATGACTGTGTTGGTCGTAACATAATGCAAACATCGACATTTGGTAAATCTATACCTTCAGTAAATAGTTCACAATTAACCATGATTGTAAGTTTTCCATCTCTGAATTCCTGCATAGCACTGTTACGTTCTGATTTATGTGTTTTACCACTGATTGCAATTGCTTTATACCCATTTCGATTGAATTCATCAGCTACTTGTTCGGCACTCTTAATGTTATGTGTGTACACAATTGCTTGTTTTCCGTCTGCTAATTCTTTGTAGTGCTTTATGACATCACCATAAATAACAGATTTCATGGATTCATCTATCGAGTCTTTTGTAAATTCTCCGCCTCGTTTTTTTAATTTCGAAGTATCAATCATTGACGGTGCGTAATATTTAAATGGTGCGATGTTTCCGTGCTCTTGTAACCACTTTACTGTTTTGCCTAATATTAAATTGTCTGCTATATCATCAAACCCATCGCCATTTAATCTAACCGGTGTTCCAGTAAAAAGTAATTTTAAAGCATTTGGAAAGTGATTAATAATTTTGATATATGAATTTGCTTTACTGTGATGTGCTTCATCGATTAAAATAATCTCTGGCTTATCGAGCTTATCTAATTTTCTTACTAGAGTTTGGACACCATCGATTGTGACTAGATTCAAATTAACACCATTCAATTTAAATGTATTTTTGACTTGTTCATTTATCTCTTTGCGATGACTGAAAAACAAAACTTTATTACCTTTGTCAGTTGCGCCTTTAGCAATGTGCGCCATTACGACCGTCTTTCCACTGCGAGGAGGAGACTGAACAATTATCGAACGATTACCTTTAAGAATTGATTGCTTGATGTTAGTAACCAGTTCTTCTTGATAATCACGTAGTTTCATGCTCTACGTCTCCAAAATCGAATAGTTTACTGGCTTCAATCACTTTCCTGTTATCTAAGCGATTTTTAGCATATAAACCATCACTGCCTTCTAAAAGAATACCGTGACCACCAGTTTTTGGATTTACTTGCACACGACCGACAATATCTGTGAGTCCCAGTGTCTGGCTCAATACTTGCTTACGAATATCTGGTACATATTGCGTAATAATTTGACCAGTCTCTAATGTTAGTTCTTGTGTAGTCTCCCAAGCTGTAACAAAAATATTAATTGGCTGATTGTAAATTGTAGTCAATACTCGTAGATAGTAGTTAGTCCACATGTTATATTGTTGTAATTCGTTTGTGATACCATTTTTTGACTTACGACCTTGTTCAATAAACCAATCTGACTGCCAACTAGTGATGTTATCAATGACTAAGTTGTCATATCCTTTAATCAATTCTGGTAACTCTGTTAAGAACTCATTCATAAAATCGCTCGGATGCGTTCTATCGAATTGGATAATATCGATGTTTTCGTTTCCTGCAATTGTTTTTGATGAGTGATCCATATCAAGAATTAATGTCTTTCCTTGCAAGTAATTAGTTAGGTAAGTTTTTCCATTCCCTGGCTTACCATAAATTAATATCCGCCAGTTATGTGTACGTGTAATCTCAGTTGCTTTAGTTATCTTCAATGTCTAATCCCTCCACCATCTCGGTTAAAGCAGTGTCATAATCAACCATTTTTCTGATTTCCTGTTCCTTTTCTCTAAATAAATCATCGATTATTGGTGTATCAAACATTGGCTCATATTCTTTAATGATAAAATTAACGGCTTCGTTAATGCGTTGATTAATTTCTTTGCTAAGTTTTCCATCTCTTATTTGGATGGTTACGTTAGATACACCGCCATAGCGATCGTTGTAATCAGGTGCGATAATCATTTTTTTGTGTTTGTTAATGTATATTCTCAATCGTATACCCTCGCTTGCCATGTAATAATGACATCTTCAGATTGGCATTCTGGACAATCAAAACATCTATATTCTGAAATGATTTCCCAGTCTTTACCGCAATTTAAACATTTGTATTTTCTGACTTGCAATGTAATTCCCTTCTAAATATTTCTGTTATTGTTAATTCATCAGTCAAATCTTTGTTCAAACGCCTGTTTTCGTCACGCAAGAATTCTATCTCTGCATATAATTCTCTGATGATAGGTTCCGGCTGGTATCCATACAGATAACCGAGGTCTACACCAAAATAGTCAGCAATTATCTGCCAAAATTTATCATTATACTGATTGATACCTTTATTTTCATACACAATCCACTGGGTTGCTGTCATTGTTGGCGCAATTGGCCTAATTTCATCAACGAATTGCATCACTGTTAAATTGTTTTTTTCTCTCAACATTTTAAGTCTATTCATCTCTCACATCTAAAATCGCCTTTTTAAAATTAACAAGCGATTCATATTCTTCCCTTGAAATGACAATCATTTCTTTATTAAGTCTACTCATCTCTATACAACTCCTTAACAAGATTTACGTATAACTCGTATTTTCTGCCACTTTCTTCGCTGTCTGCGTAAGCTTCTTTAATTAATTCGTCACCAGTTCCGTAAAAGCAACCAACACGCCACATTTTGTTAGATTTTGTGTAAGTAAACCATCTAAAGCTAGACCAGTTGTTTTTAAAGACAATGTAGTCATTTGATGTTTCGACCCAAGCATTGCCACATACCCAAGCATTGCCAGTTACACAAGCATTGCCAGATACCCAAGCATCGTCACATACCCAAGCATTGCCAGTTACACAAGCATCGTCACATACCCAAGCATTGCCAGTTACACAAGCATTGCCAGATACCCAAGCATCGTCAGATACACGAGCATTGCCAGTTACACGAGCATTGCCAGTTACCCAAGCATCGTCACATACCCAAGCATTGCCAGTTACACAAGCATTGCCAGATACCCAAGCATTGCCAGATTGACTTAAATTTCTTTCTGCTTCAACATATCCACCGATTTCACCTTTTCTAATGTCCTTAAAACTTATAAGCGCTTTGATTCTAAATAATGTTTTACCTGCTACTTCAATAGTGTCATCTTTTAATAATTCATATTTTTTCATACTTCAAAAACCTCATGTTTTTCATTAGTCCCTCTAGAACGGTTTATCAACGCCCCAAGTTTTTCCGCAAGAACCTGGCGTTGGCAACTCTATAAAATCAGTGCGTTGTTTGCGTTCTACTTTTTTGACAACTTGATAATCTTCTAAGATTGTGTCAACTGTTTTTGTAATTGTTTTTTGATTGCTATTGCGATTGCCGAGATATGCAAGTAAAGCGATAAATGCTAGTATTGCTACTCCTGTCATTGGATTTTCCATATCATACTCCTTTTCTCGATCCACTTGTTCGTAGAGATCTATTGACGTCTGCTAGGTCATATAGCACTTTCCCGTTTAGACATGTGTTTCAATTGTCCATTTTGGTCTTTCTTCTTTTTTGTTTTGCGAAAATAAAGTTAAATAATTTTTTCATTTTGTAATTTTCTCCATTCTTCAAATTTTTTAACTTTTGTTGAACGACCGCCAACCTTGTCAATGTATTTGCGATAATTTCTGTCTTTGTACATCTTTCTTAGTAATCGCTGCGTTTGGTCAAATGACTTTCCAATAAATTCGGATAAGTCGTTATCATTAAGCCAAAGCTCTTCGTAAGGTACTTCGATACCGCTTTTAAGTTTTGCTAGCATATTGTTTCCTTTCTGTGATATAATTAAGTAAATTAAGTTTGTTTTGAGTCCGATTCCCGTCGGACTTTTTTAGTGGTATAATCATCTCGAAAGGAGGTGATTATAATGAACGACGTTTTAAAAACTAATCTTATTGCAGATGTCGCTATTTTTTCGGAAAAAAGCAATTGTAAGCTTAATGTGATTACAGCGAGTGGAATATTCACTGGAACTTTATTACCTGAAAATCCTGATAAAGCCAAGTATGCTCATGTCCTTGAATTCTTGGAATATCGTAAAGAAAATAAAGATGACAACGAAAGATTTATGTTGCTTGTTGATGCTACTTTGTCAACATCAAAAGAATCTACTTTGAACCTTCCATTTGTTGTTCTGTTTATTGACCAGATAATCGGCGTATCTTCTGTTCAGTAGTTAGCGTATTACTTAACTTTTCAGAATCTACTGTTACCACAGTAGGTTCTTTTAATTCTGCTAGGATTTCTTTTAGTGTTTGGTTTATTTCTTTTAAAATAGTAATCATGTTCTTTCTCCTTAGTGATATACACTTTGATTTTGTATGAACGCTCCATAGTATGGATTTCGTTCTTGCTGTTCAGCAAATGATGGCAACTCATTTAAAACAAGCTTTCGAACAGCAGCGCAAAAATTAACTATCATGACCGATATCCTCTTCTGAAGGTGTCGGTATTTGTTTGGCAATAATCTCAACGGCAATTTTTATGCCGGTTAAGAAACCTTTTCCATAGTCAGAACCTAAAAATTCTAAGATATTTTCAGTGATCAACTGCTTAAAATTTCTTCCATCCCTTCTCCTTTCTAAGCTACATCGCCTTTTTCTAAAGCGATAATTTCTTTTTGTTTTGGTGTTTCACGAATTTCAAACAATGAGAAACTGTCAAATGTTAGTGATTTTAAATAAGAGAACGCTTTTTCTGCTTCTGTATGTTTGATATGAGTGTACTTCGTCACATTGAAATGATGTTTCAATCGTGAATGTTGCAAACGGATGAACTGACCTTTTTTAGATGCAAATAGGTTTTGACTAGCGATTTTACCTGATGCGTCAAAATATTCTTTAGCAAAACCATAAGCTTGTTTGCTGATAATACTTTTGATTTCACTAGCTTCTACATCGTCGATGTGGACTTTTTTATCAATTTCAATTGCTAAAGACCGAACTTCTTCAACATCTTTTTTAATGGCTTCTTGGGAAGCTTTTACTTGCTTTTGAGAAGATAAAACCTCAATCATCATATCTTCAAGCGTCATTCCTTTGACGACTTCAAGAGCGTCTTTTTCGTTCATTTTTGATAATTCTTTACTCATTGATTATTACCTCTTCTATAATTTTTCTATTCCCGGATGGAATGATTTTGTACATTTCATCACACCAAGACTGGACTGTGTTAACCATCTTGGTTACTTCCGTAACTGAATAATGTGCATTGACATTGTTGATAATTGGCTTAAAACGAAGTGGCGCCATTTTCGTATCGAAGAAGTTTTGCACGTCACTAATGATTGAGGACAGCTCACTTATCGAAGTAACAAGGTTCTCAAGTTTTTCTTTTTTGCCCTCGAGGTGACGAATCTGGTTTGTTACTTCAATAGCTCGTTGTGACTCAAGCTTTATTGTCGATAACTCAAGCTTTTTACTATCTAGCTCCCATTCAGCTTCTTCAAGTGTTGTGGAAAGCTCTTTATTTTTATCTAGTAAAGTCCGGTTAAGTTGCTTTGTAGATTCATAATCATCTGGAACTTTTTCGATTACGACTTCTTTTTCAACGACTTTAGCACTCAAGGCTTGTTCGGCTAGTCTCTCATTTTGTTGTTTTAACCGTTCTTTGTCAGCTTCTGCTAGTTTGAGTTGGCGTTCTAACTCTTTGTATTGCTTATGAGTTGTAATATCCCCATCAAAGACTTTTTGATTGAGTTCTGGATTGGCAGACGGCTTTGACATTTCTGATTGAAGCTTTTTTGGAAGTTCTTCAAATGTTTCGATATTCAATTGTTCGCTTTGCGAACGAATGAAATTATAATGATTAATGTACTCATAAGCTTTTGTTTTTCTAAATCCAAGGCTTGAATACCACTCTTCAAAACAACCATATCTATTTTTTGCCAAAACTTCTTGAGCTTTAACAAGTTGCTTACCTATTTCATAAGCGCTTTTGCTTTGAATTCCATAGATAATATTTGAACGCTCTTGTAAAAATTCTTGAGTTTCAAAATCAACAAGTGAATAGTCAAAATCATTTTGTGTTGTTATTTCCTGCATTTTTCTCCTTTCTAGTGTTGTGTTAGTTTTGTTCTATTTCTAAGAGTTTGCGTTTAAACCGCAATGTTTGGTAAAAAAATAATATCATCTAATGATATATCGAATATATAGGCAATTTGATAAGCCTTTGTAACACTTGGCTCTGTATTACCTCTTTCCCAGTTGCCCCATGTATCTTTGGAAACTTTCAAAGCTCTTGCAGCCTCTTCTTGACTCCAGTTTTTTGTTGCTCTTAAAGCTTTCAACGTCATTTTCGTCATTCTCCCACCCCCTTTCTATCTGTTTTTAGTACCTCTAATCTGCTATAATGTGAGCAGAAAGGAGGTGAATGTAAAGATATTACTTTCTATTTTTTCGATGGCGTAACAACAACTGGTTACTTATATCTTCAAAGTCTTAAAGATAATAATTTTTCGAGCCGTTTAAAGAATATCCTTAAAGAAGAAGGTATCCCTCTTACACCAACTTCTATCACAAGGACTATCGCCAAACTAACCTTGTGATTTTGTAAAACTCTTGGCAATTATGGAAAGTGTTACTTCAACATAGCCATCGCCAAGGGTTTTTGTCTTTACAGAATCTTCAATAACATAATGAATCCTTTTATCATCTATCAAGAAATGATTATCGGTTTCAATGATGTTATGAAGCTTCGGCGCTGGATAGTTTTTTTGGCTATACGGATATTTTTTGGGGCGCATCTATTCCACCTCCTTTCTGTGGTATAATTGAAATAAAAATGTCGAGGTGAAGCGATTGTTGGCGTTAGTAATATCTTTAATATCGATTTTGATTTCGTTTTTTTCATTTATTGTTCCATTATATAAATCTACATTCAGACTCGGAGTTTCAAATCAGAAAGCGGAATTCAATCTTGAAGAATTGGAAATGATTGTTAAAATCACATTTATTAATGAATCTTCCAGCCCAATTACAATTGAAGGGTTAACTATCACTGAGAAAAAACTTCAATTCGAAGCATCAAATTATGGAGAATTATTAAAAAGTCACGAGGTAAAGTCATCAAATTTCAAATATGGCTATGTACCTTTTATCATTCCCCCATATTCGACTTACGCTAATAATTTTGTGTTTAGATTCCCTAATACTGTAAAGTCAAATTATTTTTTAGAGGTGCAAACTTCTAAAAAGTTCTATGTTTTTCCATTCAATCCCTCACCACACGTAACAACTAACTGTTACAGAGAAATCAATGGGCGAGTTAGAGAAGAAAATACATTTTGGAAACAAGATAATTTCAGAAATCAAATAAATAAAATTTATAAATTAATTGATTATTTAAAAATTAAATAGCTTTATTATTGTTTCGTCTATTGATGCCCAAGCTGTGTATTTATAAGGCTTGAATTTCTCTTCTTCAAATTGTTTAAATACCTCATCAAAGTTATGAGCTTCAAATAAAAACAAATCAAATCTTTCTTGTTTACTAAAAACTATAATATTCATAGGTTTTGTATAGCTAATTTTAGGTTTAGGTATAAACCATTTATCACCACGAAAAATTTTATCAACAACTGTCATATCCTTCCTCCTACTCCCTCATGGGAGTTTTTATTTTGTAATAAGCCAAGCGATCAGCCAAGTGATACCACCTAGCACCAATAGCGCTGGCAATACGCCGCCTTCAAATTCAATACTTGTTTTTTCTTTGCCATTACGACTAGTAAACGTGTGTTCTAAATCGCCTAGCATTAGTTTTTTCCAATTCATTTTGTACCTCCTAAAAATGTTATAATCAACTTATCCTAGTGGAAAGGAGGATAAGTCATGGCGAAAAATGGACCTAAAGGCGGCGGTCGTATCGGAGCCGTCAAAGGTCGCTCTCAGTCTCATAACCCTAAAACTGGACTTTATACCAAGCGTGACACATCTACTGGCAAGTTTATGGACACGAAAACTACTGGTGGAAAGTTCAAAGGTGTTAGGACTGAAAAGTAAGCGTTGGATTATCTTTAAGAACCTGATGCAGACCGATTGAAAAACGACTAACAAGTTCTTCATCTTGTTCTTTGTAGCCAACTTCATGTAGAATAGCATGTGTTAGTTCGTGGACTAGCACTTGCTTTTTCTTTTGCTCTGATAATGACTCACGAATATATATGATTTGTTGTTCGTAATCACAATACCCCCAGAGATTTCTATCATCATCATAAGCTTTGAAATGCTCCTGAATAACAACGTTATAGGTCATGCCACCTACTTTCAATAAATCCATTTACTCTCCTTTCATTCTTGCAGAGATACAGCCAATGTGCTAAACTAAACTTACCCCATTAGGGGTGGGGGAATTTCACCCCCCTATCCGATTACCATGTAATCAGATATTTGATTTTGAGCTTAAACCAAAGAATGTGAATTTCCAACTCGACTTCTTTGTGTTTAGGCTTTTTGTTTAGCCTAGATTTCATTAGCTGTACCTCCTTTCGTTTTGCTTAATTCCTTAAGCTTGATTATATTATACTGCGGTTAAACCGCAATGTCAAGTATTTTTTTGCGTTTTTTTACGGTTTTTTTATTTTTTTATTTACTTTTTTGCGTTTTTGCCGTAATATATACATTATAAGGAGGTGCAAAAATGTCTTCAAAAAAATTAGAGAACAAAGAGATATTTTCTAAAAACCTTGCATTTTATATGGAGCGAAAAAGAGTAGACAGAAATACACTATGTGCAGACTTAGGACTGAAGTATACTACGGTTAGAGATTGGCTCAAGGGTATAACTTATCCACGAATAGGGAAAATAGAACTTTTGGCTGAATACTTTTCAATTAACAAGTCAGATTTGATTGAAGAACACTCTACTAATGGAGCAACTTCCAAAGTCAACTTTGATCCAAGGCAAGCAATTCTCTTATCTAACTATTCAAAACTTAACAACGTACGAAAGAATAAGTTGCTGGCTATATCTGAGACACTTTTATCTGAGGAACAAGGCAAAGTGATAAACTTGCAAGAGAAGATGGCAGAATACGGCTCCAGAAAACGTGTAAGTCTATCTGTACCCGGTAAAGTGTCTGCTGGTACTGGATATTGGCAAGAGGATGACTATGACACAGAGGTTGACTTCTACGCTGATGAAATACCAGATGAAAAAAACTATGACACCGTTGCGGTTGTTGTCGGTCACTCAATGGAACCAAAAATAAAAAATGGCGACTTTTTATTTATTAAGCTGGCTGATCAAGTTGACATTAACAAAATTGGTATTTTCCAAGTTAACGGTGAAAACTATGTCAAGAAATTAAAGAACGACTACCTCCAGTCACTTAATCCAAAGTATGCTGACATCACACCAGCTGAAGGAGATGATTTCAGAACCATTGGTGAGGTGGTAGATATTTATAGAGAAGGGTAGTCTGTGGAAAACTTGACGACATAGAAGATTTTAATGTTTATAGATTTATGAAAGCGTATAGGTTAAACACCATCTGCGATGAAGCGATGGTAGTAAATGAGTTTAAAAATTTAATTTAGGAGATTTATGATATGAAAAAACCTTTTTATAAAAAGTGGTATTTTTGGACACACGCTATACTACTATTAGTTTTAGGATTTTCGTTTTTTGTCATTTACAGATTGGCAGAGACTAATATTGTTAACGAGAAGAAAATAGCAAAATTAGAAAAAACTCAAGAAAATAAAACGACGTCAGGTATTAGGAAAACCATATCCGATTTTACCAGTCGTTTTGACGAAGAATTGTCTGTCAGAGCTATTAAATTTTATCTTAATAAAGATCAAGTTGTATCGTCTTTTGGTGATGAAGTTAAATTGGGTGGAGGTTACTTAACTATAAATAAACCAAATAATGACAAAACAAGAATGTTAGCAACAACAACAGATTTCAAAAATAAAATCATTGTGCCGATAGAATTCAAAAATACAACTGGGGAAACAAAAGGTTTTGATACAAGAGATATTTTCGCCTACAATGGAGATGAAACTATTTCTTTTGATTCAGTTATCAGCGAAAATTTAGATAATGACGGATATAGCGTTGTTGTAAAAGATGGAGAAACAGCAGCGGCTAGTATTGTTTTTGGGACAAACAGCAAGATTAAAGATATCAAAGTGAGATATAACTCAGGATTATGGAAATAAAAAAAGCCCCACGCTCAAATTTTGTCCAAGGAGAGCGTGAGGCAAATTCTAGTATAGTAAAAACCTGCTTTTTGGGAGGGGCTTTTACCATACCTATTTTAACAGAAAATGAGGTAAAAAACAATGTGGATAGAGGAGCTAGCCAACGGGAAATTTAAATATATCGAAAGATATACTGACCCTCTAACAAATAAGTACAAAAAAGTATCTGTGACACTAGATAAAAATTCTAGTCAAGCTCAGAAAAAAGCTGGTTTAATATTGCAGGAAAAGATTGAAGATAGGCTCGCTATCAGAAATCACTCAGAAATGACTTACGGAGAACTTAAAAAGGAATATCTAAAGCAATGGATACCGACCGTCAAAGACTCCACAAAACGTGGTTATTTAGTATCTGACAGTCATATAGCAACCGTGTTACCAGATGATACAATTATCAACAAGTTGACTAAACGTGATATTAGACTAATCATTGATAAACTATTAAAACACAATTCGTATCATGTTACGCATAAATGTAGAAAGAGATTGCATGCTATATTTTCTTATGCGATACAAATGGACTATATGACAAGTAATCCGACGGAGAACGTCTTAGTTCCCAAACCAAAGGATGATTACAAGCCTGAAAAGGTGCTTTATTTAACATCTAACGAGGTTTACGACCTGTGCAATAGAATGATAGACAATGATGAACAAACGCTCGCAGACATCGTTTTATTCATGTTTTTGACGGGTGTACGGTATGGAGAATTAGCTTGTCTGACTTACGACAAAATAGATTTTGAAAATAAAGAAATTCTGATTAATGCAACTTACGATTTTAACACACGAGAAATCACTACGACCAAGACCAAAAAATCAACACGCAAAATATCTGTATCAGATAATATTTTAGATATCGTCAATAAACAGAAAAAGACAAGTTCATTCGTCTTTCCAAATTCGAACGGTGTACCGATTTTAAACGCATACATCAATAAGCGATTGAAAATTTACGGAGATTATCACACGCACTTATTTAGACACTCGCATATATCATTTTTAGCAGAAAAAGGGATACCGCTAAATGCGATAATGGATAGAGTTGGTCACAGCGATCCAAAAACAACATTATCTATTTACAGTCACACAACTGTAAATATGAAAGAAATTATAAATAAACAAACTGCCCCTTTTGTGCCCTTTTTAAAACCGGAATAAAACAAAAAGCCTTTAATACAAAGGCTTTTGACGTTATTTACATGTCCCCTGCCGGAATCGAACCAGCAATTACTCCTTAGGAGGGAGTTGTTATATCCATTGAACTAAGGGGACCTAGTAAAAAAACTGCCCACAGGCAGATTTTTTACGTCTTGGTTGTCCAGTTTTAAAACATAGTTACTATCCTCAAACAACCAAGCATTTTTAAAATCTGATCATCAAAATTAACGACGGATTTCTTTAATACGTGCAGCTTTACCTTGCAATGCGCGTAAGTAGTAAAGTTTAGCACGACGTACTTTACCATAACGAACAACTTCGATTTTATCAACACGAGGAGTGTGAATTGGGAATGTACGCTCTACACCGATACCACCAGAAATTTTACGTACTGTGTACATTTCTGAGATTCCTTGACCTTTACGTGAGATAACAACACCTTCAAAGATCTGAATACGTTCGCGAGTACCTTCAACAACTTTAGCGTGAACACGTACAGTATCACCAGCACGGAACTCAGGGATATCAGAACGAAGTTGACCTTCTGTCAAACTTTGAATTAATGGATTCATTTTTATTCTCCTTCTCTTACTAATCTTAAGTACTTGTCTCAGCGGATTAGCCGTTTTTTGTGCGTCCAT